CACCCCCTATCAAATAAACAGGGTCATGAAAAAAAATTTCTACAAAAAAAGTTGAAAAGTAAGGAAGTAAAGCAGGGTTTTACAAAGAAAAGGTTTTCACTCAGTACTACAAAGTCCTAACAATGAATGAAAACTAGATAGCTTTAGGATCGAAGTTGTATAACTCGGAGTAGACGTCTTTAATACGCATGAATTTAACCCCATGTTGATCGAAGTCATCATCACCCCGAACATAAAGAGCTAAGTGAACCATTTCATGAAGGAGAGTTTGGAATATAGTAATGAAGTGACCACAAGAACCAGAACTTATTTCAATAGCCATGTCCACCTCGTCAAAACAGCCATATATAGTAGGGTTTTTGATAACACGAAACTTAACTTTGTCAGACTTAGGCATGGGAAGAGTATTAAAAGGAGGCATTTTACACGCCATGTTGTAAAGTATCTCTAAGTTCTTCTTAGTCAACGTAGTTTTCATTTAGACATTCTACCAAAAGACTATGCAAATAAGATGAAACTAGGTTAAAATAGTTAAATAAGCTGCAAATTCTACTCAAAGGTGTAACAGCGACACATGAATGACTTAAATGTCCAACAAAATCAATCAGATAACTCTGATCACGACGTCTCTCACGTAATTATGATGCCCAACATCGAGGAGGACGTCCCTCTGCCTAAAAATTCTAAAGATGCTATGCCAGAACTAGGTATGGAAGAAGAGCTCCAAGTTAGAGTTGAGACGGTTAAGACTATAGCTGATCTAAAAGGTGAACCTATTCCTGATGCTAGCCCAGCGGAACAACAAAAAGCAGTTGACTTCGTTAAAAGGGTTATGACAGATCCCAACTTTAAACCTGAATATGGTACATACACCGATCCTACGATGGCATACTGTGCAGGTATGGTAGCTCAGACACAGGTACTACTCGCAAAACAATTAGCAGATTATAAGTTATACGTGGTTAACAATTTAATCAAGGTGATAGAGAGTACAACGAATCCTAAAGAAAAGACAACCGCGTTAAGAGCGTTAGGCGAGGTGGATGGGGTTGATGCGTTTAAGAAGAAGACAGAAGTGACGCACAAAATTGAGACGATGGAAGAAGTCGAGACCGAGTTGCTATCCATGCTAAAAGAATTAAAAGGTAAAGCATTACTAAAACCTAAATCAGAAACTATAGATGCAGAAATAATAGAAAGCGGGGAAAAGGCAGAATGATAAACACTCCCGAATTTAAGTATTTAACTAATATAGGGTATCTGCAAGTTAAATTATCAGACCAAGAGTTAAAGCCTATTAGGGACGAAATAGCATTTATACAAAATAATTTTGAAAAACATGAAAAAATAAATAGTGAACTAGCAGGCAACATAGAACATGAGTATTACTTAAAAGAAACACATGAGTACCTAGAAAATATATTAAGCCCGTATATTGCAATATTTGAAAATCAGTTTCAAGTTTTAGCGGGGACAAACGTTTTAAATAAACCATTACCAGTAGGGGTGTGTCCACATCCTTGGGTAAACTTTATGAAAAAACATGAGTTTAATCCAGCACATACACATAGTGGGGTTTACAGCTTTGTAATATGGATAGATATTCCGTTTAGCATGGAAGACGAAGTAAAACAAAAATATTGTAAAGATACTAAACGTGCATTACCAGGCCACTTTGAATTTATTTATGCAGATTCGGTAAAAGGAACTTCAGTGTTTCAAATACCCGCGGATAAAACGTATAACAATACGCTACTTATATTTCCGTCTAACTTAAGGCATGGCGTATACCCGTTTGCAACTTCGGATAAATATAGAATATCTGTGTCGGGTAATTACATGCTAATGGTGCCATAGTATGGGTGAAGTAAAACAAATAATAACTAAGAAAGAAATTGAAGAGCTAGAGTCCCTCTTTCAAATAGCAGAGCCAGGGGATAAAATTAAACTTCAAAAACTTCTTAAAGTATATAAAAGCAAAGTTGTCGAAAAGTCGGGCAAAGAAACTTTTTTAGACTTTATTATGCACGTATACCCGGGCTACATGATAGGAGAGCATCATAGGCGGTTGGCTAAAATATTTGAAGAGATTGCGGCAGGCAAAAAGAAACGAGTTATTGTTAATATTGCTCCGCGGCACGGGAAAAGTGAGCTTATCTCTTATCTTGCTCCTGCCTGGTTCCTTGGGAAATACCCTCATAAGAAAGTTATTATGGCGTCGCATACGGCTGACCTTGCTGTTAATTTTGGTCGTCGGGTTAGAAATTTGGTGGGTAGTGATGCTTACAAAGATATCTTCCCACAGGTAGAGTTGCAGGCTGACTCAAAGAGCGCATCACGTTGGGGGACAAATTATAATGGAGAGTACTTTGCTATTGGTGTTGGTGGCGCCCTCGCTGGTCGCGGGGCTGATCTGTTTATCATTGATGACCCACACTCTGAACAGGATGCTAAACTTGGACGACCTGATGTCTTTAAGCCTGCTTGGGAGTGGTTTCAGTCTGGCCCTTTACAGCGTCTTATGCCTGGTGGTGCGATAATTGTAGTAATGACGAGGTGGTCTAAGCTTGATTTGACGGGTGAAATTGTGAACCAGATGGTTAAGAATGACGATGTTGATGACTGGGAGGTCGTAGAATTTCCCGCAATATTAACGGATAAAGACGGAGAAGAACGAAGTTTATGGCCTGAGTTCTGGCCACTAGAAGAATTAAAAGCTAAGAAGGCAGCACTTGATATTAGGTATTGGAACTCACAGTATTTACAGAATCCAGTATCAGAAGAAGGTGCGTTGATTAAAAGAGAGTGGTGGAATATATGGGAGGGAGAAGATCCCCCCAATTGTGAATTTACAATCATGACACTAGACGCCGCTCAAGAAGCTAATAACCGTGCGGATTACAACGCATTGACTACATGGGGTGTCTTTTTTAACGAAGAAACCAATAACTATAATATAATACTATTAAATGCAATTAAAAAACGATTAGAGTTTCCCGAGCTTAAAGAGCTTTGTATACAAGAATATAAAGAGTGGGAGCCTGACGCATTTATAGTAGAAAAGAAATCTAACGGCGCTGCACTCTATCAAGAGGTTAGACGCATGGGTATTCCTGTTGGCGAATTTACACCAGGTAAAGGGCAAGATAAAATCAGTCGTGTAAATGCAGTGTCAGATTTGTTTAGAAGTGGTATAGTGTGGGCCCCAGATCATAGATGGGCGCATGAAGTAATTGAAGAGTGTAATGACTTTCCAAGTGGAGCAAATGACGACTTAGTTGACTCAACAACGTTAGCATTAATGAGGTTTAGACAAGGTGGCTTTATTAGATTACCTAGTGATGAAGCTGAAGATATACCAGGATTTAGAAGTTCACGAAACAGATTATACGCAATATAAGGATAACATATGGCAGACAATGTAGATAAAAGTTTATCGCAAGCACCACAAGGAATAGAAGCAATGGCTATGGGTCAACCTGACTTAAGCATTGAAATTGAAAATCCTGAAAGCGTAACACTTGATGATGGTAGTATGGAAATTACTATTGTGCCTGGTAAAGAGCAGGACGATGAATTCAATGACAACTTAGCAGAAGAAATGGATGAAGGTCAGTTGACTGAATTGTCAGGTAATTTGCTTGGTGAATACGATGCGGATATTAATTCAAGAAAAGATTGGTTAACGACTTATGTAGATGGCTTAGAGTTGCTAGGCTTAAAAGTAGAAGACAGAACAGAACCGTGGCCCGGCGCATGTAATGTATATCATCCCTTAATGACAGAAGCGCTGGTTAAGTTCCAAGCTGAAACTATGATGGAAACATTCCCCGCCGCAGGCCCAGTTAAAACCGTAATCATTGGTAAACAAACGCGCGAAAAAGAAGATGCGGCTGAACGTGTAAAAGATGATATGAATTATCAGCTCACGGATATGATGCCTGAATATAGACCTGAACACGAACGCATGCTATGGGGTCTAGGGTTATCTGGTAACTCATTTAAAAAAGTTTATTACGATCCATCACTTGAACGTCAAGTGGCATTATATGTTCCGGCTGAAGATATTGTAGTTCCATACGGCGCATCTAATTTAGAAACAGCAGAGCGTGTTACACATGTTATGCGCAAAACAAAAAATGAATTACATAAACTACAGGTAGCAGGATTTTATCGTGATGTAGATTTAGGTGAACCATTCTTAGACATTGATGAAGCTGAAAAGAAAATCGCAGAGAAGTTAGGTTTCAATCCAACAGAAGATGATAGATATAAAATTCTTGAGATGCACGTCAATATTGATTTAGAAAATGGCGATAGTGAAGATGGAATTGCATTACCTTATGTAATAACAATTGAAAAAGGTACAGGTACTATATTAGCAATTCGTCGTAATTGGAATCCAGACGATAAATTAAAATCTAAGCGTCAACACTTTGTTCATTACGGTTACATACCAGGCTTTGGTTTCTATTGCTTTGGTTTAATTCATTTGATAGGTGCTTTCGCCAAATCAGGTACTATGATCTTACGTCAACTTGTTGATGCGGGTACTCTATCAAACTTACCA